CCGAACGCCACATATGCCCTCTTCAATTAGATGTGATTGAACGCGGTATATTCATGTGGTCAAAAGAGGGCGATGTTGTTTTATCTCCATTTGCAGGAATAGGCAGCGAGTTGTATGTAGCTATAAAAATGAAAAGGATCGGGGTTGGTATAGAATTAAAAGAAAGTTACTACAACCAAATGAAAATGAATCTTAAAACGGCTGTAAAGAATAGAGTCAATACGGGGTTGTTGTAATGCCTATAATAACAGAATCAGATATGTTAGATAGTTTAAAAAATCTAACCGCATACTGTTGATCGAACCACCATACAGAACTACCTATATACCATTGGTCAGAGCATTTAAAAATTGGGGGAATTGTACGGATTTAATAGAGGTGATCGCACGTTTGAATCATGGGTGAAGAATAGCAGTATCAATTTAACTAAACAAGATTGGGATGCTTGGTATTTCATACGAGGGAAATAAATGGATGGATTCTTTTACAAGGACGAAGTCAAGCCGAAGAAGGAACGTGCGGTCAAGCAAGCGATCGTGCATGAACTTCCACCTGTGCTCATAATTCAAGTGCCTTCGGAAAAGAAGAAGGAAAAGAAAGCAAAGCAATTCAAGCTCGACAGACCTCAATTGGAATTGGATATCGAATGCTATAGCAATTACTTCTTAGTGAAATTTCGACAAGAGGACGGAACACATCTTGAGTATGAGCAGATAGATCAACTTGGCGTTTCTCTTGATCGAAAAAGCATTCGCAAGAAACTTGAGGACTTCGAGATTGTCAGCTTTAACGGCAATCACTACGACATTCCTATGCTCTCGTTCGTTCTCACGCATGACGAATGCACCAACAAGGAATTGAAGAAGGCGTCTGATGATTTGATCAAGAGTGAAATGTCAGTACATAAATTTACCGACGCTCACGACCTGACTCCTGTTGACAACCTTAATCACATCGACCTTTCGCCTCTTTCACCGGTGATGGCGTCGCTCAAACTTTGCGGTGCGCGTTTGCATTGCACTCATCTTCAAGATTTGCCGTATGCAGAGAACACAAAACTGTCCGAGAAACAAATGGACGTTGTAAATGATTACTGCGGCAACGATCTTGAGCACACGTCCGCATTGAAGAATCATCTATCGGAAGAAATCGAACTCAGGCGCGATCTGTCAAAACGATACAACGTAGACCTCCTGAGCAAGTCTGATCCTCAGATTGCGGAAGAAATCATCAAGGCGGAAGTATTCGTTCGTACAGGTAGACGTATCAAGAAGCCCAAGGAACTGCACACTGTAAAATTTCATTACAAGATACCTGACTTCATTCAATTCGCCAATCCCAAATTGAACGAAGTGCTCGACATTTTGAAAGAGAACGAATTCATCGCACGTCCTGTCACTTCGGGTATTAGTATGCCTGAGAAATTGAAGAAGTTGGAAATCAGTATTGGCAATTCAATATACAGGATGGGAATAGGTGGTCTTCATTCGTCTGAGAAATCGGCGTTTCATCTTTCAGACAATGAGTTTACCTTATGGGATTGGGATGCGACGAGTTTTTATCCACGCATCATGATTAACTCGGGATTGTATCCTAAAAACATCGGAGAAATATTTCTCACGATCTTTGAAGACATAGTCATTGAACGTATTGAAGCGAAGGATGCAGGTGACAAAAAGAAAGCCGACTCCATGAAAATTACCGTCAATGGAACGTTCGGAAAGTTGGGATCACCGTACTCAATCCTATATGCGCCTGAATTGATGATTCAAGTCACCATCACCGGACAACTGTCTCTTCTCATGCTGATTGATATGCTCGACCGTCACGGCTTCGATGTTGTATCGGGCAACACGGACGGCGTTGTGATCAAGTGTCCGCACGATCGAGAAGACACGATGAAGTCGATTATCAAACGATGGGAGAAGCGCACAGGATTCAATATGGAGAGCGCGACCTATGCAGGTTTGTATTCTCGTGACGTAAACAACTATATTGGAATCGAGTACGATGGAAAAGTGAAAGTGAAGGGTTGTTTTGCATACGCCGAATTAAAAAAGAATCCTGAGTTTGACGTATGCACGGACGCGCTCATTGAATATCTCAAACACGGTACGCCCGTAGAGGATACGATTCGGACGTGCAAAGACATAACCAAGTTCGTGACCATTCGACAAGTCAACGGAGGTGCTTTGGCTTCGGACGGTACATATTTGGGAAGGATTGTCCGTTGGTATTATTCGACGAACGAGAAAGGATTTATCAGCAGTAAGAAGAATGGCAACAAAGTCGCGGCGTCGGACAACGGAAAACCAATTATGACATTGACGAAGGAGTTTCCGGACGATGTAAATTATGATTGGTATATCAACAAGTGCAAGAAGTTATTTTACTAAAAGGAGAATCTCGTGAATGAGTTACATCTTTTTGCAGGAGCGGGGGGAGGAATCCTCGGCGGAATGCTTTGCGGACATAAAACCGTTTGTGCAGTTGAGATTGAACCTTACTGCCGAAAAATCCTCTTGCAAAGGCAGCGGGATAAAATCTTGCCGTGGTTCCCGATCTGGGATGACGTGCGAACCTTCGACGGTAAACCGTGGCGAGGAATCGCAGACGTTGTGTGCGGTGGGTTCCCGTGCCAGGACATCAGTTCAGCAGGAAAAGGAGCAGGTATTGAAGGAGTACAGTCTGGTTTGTGGAAAGAAATGGCGAGAATCATTCGCGAAGTACGACCCAAATACGCGTTTGTGGAAAACTCGCCAATTCTCACTCTTCGAGGATTGCATGACGTTCTCAGAGACTTGGCCGAGATGGGGTATAATGCAAAATGGGGAGTTATATCAGCGGGAGAAACCGGTGCGCCTCATGAAAGAAAAAGGATCTGGATTGTGGGATACTCCATGCAAAGGAGATGCACATCCGAGAGCTTACAACAGGACGGGAGTATACAACGGGAAAGGACAAAAACATCTACAAGCGCAAGCATACGAAAAACTAACCCGTTTTTGTCAGAATGGTGGAAAGTTGAACCCGACGTGGGTAGAGTGGTTGATGGGTTGGCCAATGACATGGACCGCATTGCAGCCATTGGCAACGGTCAAGTTCCAGCAGTGGTTAAAGCTGCATGGGAAATATTAGGACCAAAATAAAAGGAGAATGATATGGACAATCTGCATACAGTAAACGCATTAAAGATGATAAGCGATGAATACGAACGTGCTCAATCCATTCACGGTGACTTCCATAGTTTGCATGAAGGCTTTGCAGCTCTCCTGGAAGAGCACGATGAATTGTGGGACCTTCTGAAAAAGAAACGTCCTGATCTTGATGAAGTGATCGAAGAATCAATACAAGTTGCCACCATGGGATATAAAATTGCTATTCACGCCATGAGGATGAAGGCTAAGAAAACATAACAAGGAGTAACGGATGGGTAACGCAAGTAAACGAGGTACATTTGAGCAACGAAAAGCGGCAGCAATTGCGCGAGATAAGGCCGCGATGATCGAAGCAGAACGCCAGCGCATTGACCGAGAACGTGCATTGACTCCCGAAGAGCGAGAACGACGGCACAAGGAACGAATGAGTATGGCGCACATCATGGGACTTGCGGCCATGTTTAGAGGATACGGAAGAAGATAACTCTTGTGTCAACCACAAACGTATAACAAGGAGGCTTCAATGTCTTTATATAAAAAGTATCGACCGACAACGCTCGACGATGTAATGGGAAACAAAAGCACAACGGACTCAATTGAATCTATCCTCAATCGCAAGACAGGTATACCGAGCGCATGGTTGTTCTCAGGCCCATCTGGATGCGGTAAGACGACGCTTGCACGTATCGTCGCAGCACGTCTCGGCGTATCTGATTCTGATCTGCGTGAATTGAACATAGGCAATCTTCGAGGAATCGACAATGCACGCGAGATCCAAGAGCAGATGACTTTGCGTCCGATCAATGGGACGCATCGTGCATGGATACTCGATGAAGTGCACATGGCAACGAAGGAATTCCAGAACGCAATGCTTAAGACACTTGAGGATACACCGAAGCACGTTCTGTTCTTCCTTTGCACGACCGACCCACAGAAGTTGATCAAGACGGTTCGTGATCGTTGTACGCAATATCAAGTTGAATCGTTGTCCGAACGCAAGGTAGAACGCCTGCTCGTGAGCGTGTGCAAGAAAGAATCCGTACATGTTCCTAATGAAGTGATCTTGCAGATAGCAAAAGACAGTTACGGTTCGGCACGTGCGGCGCTCGTTGTCCTTGACAAGATCATGAATCTCAGCGTTAAGGATATGAAAGCGGCGGCTGAACAGACGATGCTCGAACAAAACGAAGCGATCGAACTTGCACGTACACTCGTTAAAGGTGGAGCGTGGCCGCCTGTTGCAAAAATATTAAAAGGTATGGGTGAATACGAAGTTGAAGGTGTGCGTCAACTCATTCTTGCGTATTGCAATTCCATCTTAATGAGCAACGACAATCCGAGAGTGTGGTTGGTTATGGACTGTTTCCGCGAGACTTTCGATCGTAACGGACGCCCGGGAATGACGATGGCGTGCTATGCGGCAATGTCTGAAAAATAATCTAAGTGTACCGTGTATCAACGAGTATAATATAACGATATATTAAATAATAAGGAGGACGCGATGGCAGACGAACTTGACTTTGCAGAAGATGTTCACATTGATCCCGAAGCACTCGATATGATGTGGCTCGATCAACCTACGTTGTTCATGCGTTATGCACAAGCGGCGGCGAAAGCGAATGAAGTACTTGCACGCGCCAAAGAAAATCGAGACGTTGTTCGGTCCGAGCTCGACAGCAAGATCAGAAAGTCACCTGACAAATATTTTGGTGCAGACGCGAAGGTGACGAATCCTGCGGTCGAGGCGGTCGTCTTGCAACATGAAGATTACAAAGAAGCAAATGACGAATACATGACCGCCCAGTACAACTACGACATGACGCAAGCAGCGGTTCGTGCAATGGATCACAAGAAGACGGCGTTGGAAAATCTCGTGCGTCTTCACGCCGCCTCGTACTTTGCAGGACCGAGTGTACCTCGTGAGATTGGCGAGGAGTTCAGAAAGCACGCATCAAAACGAGGACGCGATGAGGCACGTGAGAAGACAGCGGAAGCAACACGAGGCACACGAAGGAGAAGCTAATGTCTCGCGTGCTCATATATCATGCTGAACGTGATTCTTTGTTTGAAGTTACCCAGAGCGAATACGATCGAATGAAAACGAAAGGAGATAATTGTGAAATTGTAACAGACCATCCAGTATATGAAAAGATGTATCTCGACCGACAACAATTCAAAGGAGGAAGTATGGCAAGAGACGAAAAGAAAAGAAGCAGTATGCGTGATCGTGTAAGACAGCGCACGGAGGAAACGGAACACGGGGGCGGAGGAACAAAGTTCGACCTGCCGGAGAAGGTGAAATTCTTCTCAGCGAAAAAAGGAACGTCTGAGCTGGACATTATCCCCTACGAGATCTCTGATCCTCGGCACCCCGAAGTCCTATCCGGCAGATCCAAGGTCGGCGACCTGATCGATTCGCGTACCATTTGGGTACATGGATTCGTTGGCGCGGAAGAAAAGGCGTATGTGTGTCTCAAGAGCGTGGGCAAAGCCTGCCCATTGTGCGAAGCGCAGATCGCTCTGTCCAAGAATACGAATGCAGATCCGGAGGAAGCGAAGAACCTGAAAGCGAAGGAGCGCCAGGTGTTCAACGTGATCGACCTCGGCGAGAAGAACGGGCCTGTGCAGTTGTGGGAGTTCAGCTATCATCTGTTCGGCAAGAAGCTCGAAGAAGAACAGCGTGAGAACGAAGACTACTACGGCTTCGCAGAACTCGAAGGCGGATACACTTTGCGGATTCGTTTCGGAGAGAAGTCGATCGGACGCGGAAAGCCTTTCCTCGAAGCAACGCGTATCGACTTCACGAAGCGCGACGCATACGAGGAATCAATCCTCGATGAAGTCGTGGACATCGACAAGGCGCTCAAGGTGTTGTCGTATGAACAGCTCGACAAGATCTACAACGGTGTGCCCGATGTTGAAGAAGACGACAAGGAAGAACAGCCTCGTGGTCGTTCGTCTCGCGACAAAGACGAAGAGCAGGAAGAGAAACCTTCGCGTCGGCGCAAGGAAGCCGAACCCGAAGAAGAGGAACGTCCTTCAAGGAAACGTGCAACGCCTGAACCGGAAGAAAAGACAAGTCGGCGACGTGCAACAACGCCCGAGCCCGAGGAAGAAGAGGAAGACGAAATCCCTTCTAAGGCCGCACGCACAAGCAGACGCGGTGCCGAACCGGAAGAAACAATTCACGAAAAAGATCCCGATGTTGAAGTGAAAAAGAAAGGACGCCACGAGGTCGATCCTGACCAGGATTGTCCGGGCGGCGGAAAGTTCGGCGTCGATACGGACAAACTCGACGGAAAGAACGGTTGTGACAACTGCGACAACTGGGACGCTTGCCGTGATGAGAAAGACGCAAAGGCACGGGCGGCGAAGCCGGCAGCAGGTAAACGCGGGAAATAAGCAACATCCATCTTGAATGAAAGGAGGATAAAAGAATATGAAGACGGTGGTAAACTTCAACGTCAAGGCAACAATCAACACCGAGGACGCAAAACAGGCAAAACAAGTAGTTAAGGATCTCAAGGCCGGGCTCGCTCTCGTGTCGGCAGTTGACACCAAGGTTGTCGTGAAGCAGATCAAAGACGCATAAGTAATCAAGTCTTGTCGAGTGTGAGTAAGGAAAGTGTAACCCTTGTAGGGTTGCTCAACGGAGAATGGGAAGCCTAAGTTCAGGCAGATACCTCACCGGCTCACATTCGACGAGTAGTTTTATTTAAGGAGGAACGAAGTGGCACGATTGAGCATCCCAATAAAAAAATGTGAGACGTGCGTATGTCCGACATTGATGACTCTCAACTCAACTGTCTGTTTAGGCTATCGTGAAAAAGACGAACGTATATGGACAATAACAAATTGTCCTATCTGGAAACCGGAACCTCAACAATGGACAGTCTCGATGGCATTTGCATTCGCCAATAACTATAAAGGCATTCCGCTTTCTCGTCCGACCATTATCAAGATGTGCAAAACGAAAGGAATAGGCAGACAGATCGGTAAACAACAATTCAGTCGATGGTTAATTGATCCCCTCAAATTTAAGAAGACACTCGATGAGGAAGACGAATGAGCATTATCCAGACGCGAAGTGGAAAGATGATTGATTTAAAGAATCCTGATCCTTACGCAATAAGCATCACTGACATAGCGCATTCACTTTCTCAACTCTGTCGCTTCGGCGGACACACGCGAGAATTTTATAGTGTGGCACAACATTCGCTTATGGTATCGTTGCATGTTCCTCGTGAATATGCCTTCATAGGATTACTTCACGACGCCACAGAAGCATATTTGCAAGACGTAATTCGTCCTTTGAAACAATTACTCCCGAACTACGCAGACATTGAAGCGCACATGTGGGAGACAATCGCCTGGCATTTTCATTTGAGCGATACAATTCCCGAGTGTGTAAAAGAAATGGACATGATCATGTGTGCAACTGAAATGCGAGATCTCCTTCCGTTTCCAGATAATACATCAGGATATAAGCCACTCAACGAACGTTTGCATCCAATGACCGCAGTTGCCGCACGTTGTACCTTTATGAAGGAGTTTGGCAAATTGTATCGGCAGCAAAAAGAAAGGACTTAATCATGGCAAGAGGCGATACAGCATCCTTATCCGAACAGGTCAAGAAGCATTCAAAGAAAAAGGTAGAAGAGAAATCGACCAAGGTCAGGCGTGATCAACTTGTGCCGTCAGGTTCTACGTTGCTTGATCTTGCGTGCTCCAATTCGATGCACGGTGCATTCAAACTCGGGACAATGATCAATACGATTGGCGATAAGTCGAGCGGTAAAACATTGTTGAATCTGAGTATGCTCGCTGAGTGTGCAAGGCTTGACCGATTCAAAGACTTCCGTTTGGTATTCGACGATGTTGAAGCGGCAAACGCTTTTGATATGGTAGGCATGTTCGGCAGGAAACTCGCCGATAGAATTACACCTCCGCTCAAACATCAAAGGAGTGATACCGTCAAGGATTTCCAGACCAACATGATCAAAGAAATACAACGCGAGAAACCGTTCATCTACGTTCTTGATTCATTCGACGCACTCACGACCGATGAAGAAATTGATCGTGCGTATGCAATCGCCAACGGCACGAAAGAAAAAGGATCAATGGGGATGCAGAAGGCGAAAGGTGGACATGAACTTTTCCGGGTGATGTGCCGTGACCTTGAAAGCGCAGGTAGTCTTTTGTCGATCATCAGTCAGGTGAAGGAAGAGACAGACGTGATGAGTTTCAAGAAATACAAACGTACAGGAGGCAAGGCGCTTGACTTCTATGCGTTCCATCACATCTGGTTATTCATGACTGGCAAGATCAAAGACGGTGAGCGCGTGACCGGGCATAATGTCATGTGCAAAGTTGAGAAAAACAAACTCACGGGCAGCGAACGAGACATCTACTATGATACCTACAACACGTATGGGATCGACGATATTGCCAGCATGGTCGACTTCATGGTGACAGAAAAACAATGGTCGAAAGACACCGCAGACGATGAAGACGAAACAAAGAAGAAGTCAGCACGAGGACGAAAGAAGGCACCGAGCAAACGAGCGATCATTACCGTGCCGGAATTCGACCTCGTAGGAAAGCGTGAGCAAATTATCCAGTCCATCGACGAGGCACAACTCGATCGTAAGTTGAAAGATTCGTACAAGAAGCCTGGCTTGAGATTGAGGATTCCTTGAAATTGGATAGGAAACCTCGATTTGCCTGATTGAATGCGTCAAAATACAGGCGGTATTCGCAAGGAAAGGCGGTTTGACGTGTTTTAAATCAAAAGGCGATACATTGTATTACTTTACGTTAAAACGCCTTAAATTGAGAAGGGAGGACGCCGATCATGACTACGCCTTTGTAATGAAGGCAAACATATTACACTCAGAGGAAGCGAACAAGACCAGGGCGGCATTAGCACCCGCCTCGGTCGTATTAAATGGGCGTGACAGGTTTCGACGAGGGTAGGAGATTATCGGAAGCACTCCATGGATGATAGAGGCCATGTAAAATACACTATCACACTTACTTGCCGAATCGAATGTAGTTTCGATCTTCAAGAACAGGACGGCTCCGGTCGCCCTTCGGATGGCTGCTTAGTATCGGGTGTTGGGCGTAAGCCTTTCGTCTAAGCAGTTGTCTATCTCAGGATAGTCAACGTACCTTGAGATTATGACGTTGATGGTGGAGGCGGCGTAAAGGCAGGTGCGATTGCGAGCACTGTACAGTGACGGGAAGCGAATCTTCCCATCTGCCTGTAGTATCCAGCAATGGATTAAATTGCATGAGTGTATCTTCTGGTAGTTGAGTATTTTCGGACGCGGGTTCAATTCCCGCCACGTCCACCATTTTATTTTAATTAAGGAGGAACAATGCAACCTATATCTTTTCCCGAAGCAAACGCGAACTTAGCAAAACCGTCAAGCATGACCGATGATCAATGCGGTTCGCTTCCTGTGTATCAAGGAGTTGATCATGAAGGACTTCCGATATTCATCTCATGCTTCAAACTGGACGAAAAAGAAATGCTCAAAATTTTAGAGACAGGTAAAGTTTGGCTTCGTATATACGGACAAAGTCATCCCCCTGTTTCGCTTGACGTAAGTAATCCGTGGAGTGAATAAATGATATTCATCGGAATTGACAACGGCACAACCGGCACGATAAGTATCATAGGTGATAAAGGATCTGTATTCCATCACAGCAAGATGCCCGTGCGTGTCGAATTAACGTACACCAAAGAGAAGAAAAAGATCAGCCGCATAGACGTGATAGCTTTGCAGGCAATCCTCAAGCCTTATCGTTCTCCGTGCGAGGCATTGGCGATCTTGGAACGGCCTATGGTGAATCCGATGCGGTTCAAGAATTCATTGACCGCCATTCGCGCACTTGAGGCGACATTGATCATTCTCGAACGTTTGTCCATCCCTTATCGTTACATTGACAGTAAGGAATGGCAGACGGCATTACTTCCGAAAGGGATAGGTAGAGACAAAAACGGAGTCAAGACGAAAGACAGCAGTAAGGAGTTGAAACGTTCCGCCTGCGATATTGCGCGACGATTATTTCCATCAGTAAAAACGAAAGACGCAGACTCATTGTTAATTGCTGAACACGCGAGGCGAGAAAAGAAATGATTAAGTCACTTCAAATCCAAAACTTCCAATCACACAAAGACACGACGCTCGACTTCCATGCAGGCGTAAACGTTCTCACTGGGCAGAGTGATTGCGGGAAGTCCGCGATCTTACGTGCGCTGAATTGGCTGATCAACAATCGTCCTTCCGGTGATTCGTTTCGATCGGATTGGGGAGGTGATACGGTAGTTGTAATCGAAGCAGATGATTGGATAATTACTCGCGGTAAAACAAATAAAGATAATACTTACACAACCTCGAAAGGTGCAAGTAGCGGCGTACTTACATATAAGGCGATGGGTCAAGGTGTCCCAGAAGAAGTTATTTCTGCATTGAACATGCCACCTCTCAATATTCAATATCAGATGGACGCACCGTTCTTGTTGTCATTATCAGAAGGACAGGTCGCACAGTATCTCAACGAGATTGCAAAACTCGACGTGATCGACAAAGCAACGACAAACATCAACAACAAGATAAAGAGGTTGAATGCAAATATTGAAACAACGAAAGCAAACCTCGAAGATACGCAAGCAAAGTTGAAAGACATAGCGTACATCGAAGAGATGGAGAAGAAAGTCAAACAACTCGAAACAGCATCTGGTAGCGTGGCGAAGGTACGTACCGATGAACAGGAACTTAACAACATAGTGAACGAGATACGAACGATCAAAGAAAAAGTAGACGGGATGATTGATACAGGCACCGCGCAACACTTGATTAAATCGTATATAAAACTTGACGATACTGCCGAGGCTGCATGGCAACAGGCAGACAAGATTCAAAAGACGTTGGATTCAATTGAAGATAACACGTTAAAGATAAAGCAGTATGAAGTGTATGGGAGAGCGTCAAGACTCCTTGATCGTTTAAGCAAACTGGATTCTGAATATCTGGCGGTCGGGTTGGATGTTGACGCTATAGAAATCGCACTCGATCAGGTAGACATTGCAGACAAAAAACTCAAAGCCGTCGAAGTAGGATTGAAGAATTTGAATGAGTGGTGGAAGAAGAACGCACCTGACGTCTGCCCGTTGTGTACGGGGAAAGGAAAATTGAAATGAGTTTATTATGGAATCGTGAAGGTATATACAAGAATTTAAAACCTTGTCCCATGTGCAAAGGTGAAGCGAAGGTTCTCCGTATATCTACTATCAAGCATTTGGTTAAATGTCAGATCTGCGAATTAACATTGCCAGTTCATACAAAATACAAACATCAAATTTTAGTGAGTTGGAATTTAAGATTGGGAGAAAATAAATGAGTCAATCAAGCAATGCTAAGAAGATCAGACGTGAATTGAACAAACGAGCAGACGCCATTGAGAAGAATGTGGCGTTGGATATCATTGAAGGATTGTATCGTATGCCGTTCTGGACTCGCCTCAAATGGGCATTCAGAATAGTACGAGGTGTCCGTACTGAACGTGATCGAATGATGGAATGGTCATTGCGTTTCGTCTGGTGGTTGGATGAATTGTTTGAAACGATCACAAGGATGGGATACGCAGTCTTAAGGAACATGAGATGGATGGATTAATAATTATAGACGATACTGATGATACGCCGTTGAATGAAGAACAGAAACAAAAATTACTCAAATGGTATGAGGAAATAAAATGTCTCGTAGACGACAAACCGCAAACGCTATACTTACCGCCGACATGCACCTGCGTCCGACCGCTCCCGAATCGCGCACGGACGATTACTTCGCCGCGCAAGCGAAGAAAGTAGCGTTCATCGCCGATCTTCAACGTGAGCACGAATGTCCTGTTATTGATGCGGGCGATGTGTTCAATACGTGGAAGCCGGGCGAGTATATGTGTCAGTGGGCAATCAAGAATTTGCCTGACGGTATTATAACTATTCCCGGAAATCACGACCTTCCGAATCACAATTTGTCTTTGTACGAGAAATCGGGTTTGGCCGTCCTCGAAGCAGCGAAGAAAATTGTAGTATTGAAAGATGATTTTTATCGAGGTCAAGATTTCGCTGTGTATGGGATTCCTTATGGGAGCAGATTTGTTCCGTTAATAAACGAATGGAAGAAATCGAAAAAGAGTATCGCTGTAGTTCATGTGTACGTTGCCGAGTCCGTTCCTTCGTTTATTACGGACGGTTACACGCCTCAACAATTGCTCGACGCGCTTCCTGGATATGACTTGATTGTGAGCGGTCACAATCATACACCTTTGATATACGAGAAGCGCGGACGTCTTGTTGTCAACCCGGGATCCTTGATGCGTATGTTTGCCGATCAAGCAGATATGAAACCTTGCGTCTGGTTGTGGTACGCAGACACGAACGAAGTAGACGCGGTATACCTTCCGATTGAGCGCGGAGTTGTCAGTCGTGATCACATCGAGAAGCGTGAGGACCGCGACACTCGGATGGAAGCATTTGTTTCACGTCTTAAAGGTGACGTGAACATGGCACTATCATTCGAGGAGAACCTCGAACGATACATTAAGAAGAACAAGATATCCGAAGAGACAGAGAAAATAATATGGGAGGTTGTCAATGGCGGGTGAGATAAGACGCAAGCGAATTGAATGGCTGATGCTTTGCCTTGCATCGCCTGAGATTGAACTCACGGACTGGGAACAGAAATTCTTTGAAAGCATCGAGAAGCAATTTAAAGAACGAGGTACATTGTCGGATAATCAATTCAGTAAACTCGAAGACATATACGAACGAGTACAAGGGAGATAAACGATGGCGACTAAAACGACGACTGATGAATTGCTGGAAATCAAAAAGAAGATCGACGATGCAAACGTTGAAAAGGCGAGGCTCGAAGGTTCACTCGCCAATCACATGAAGCGACTTGAGGACCTCGGATTCAAATCTGTTGAAGCTGCTGAGAAACACCTTGAGAAACTTCGCGGACAGATTGCGAAGTTGGACAAACAGGTGAAGACCGGCATTGACGAATTACATACGGAGTACGGATTATGAGAACAAAATGGAGGATATGCCACGTAAGAAAAAATAACGTATGGGAAGTAATTGACCTATGCGAAATAAAGAAAGGTGATTTGTTTCATTTATTTGAACCATCTACAGATACGTTTGTAAAAGACAGGCAAGGATACATAGATCAATTTGCTATTGAGGACGCTATTCCTTGTCCAGGACCAGATGGAAATTGCTCCGTGGTATGTGAGACAAGTATATGAACCTCCAGCAAATAAGATATAAGGTTGAGCAACTGAAAGGACAACGCGCTCAGCTTGTTCAGGACAAGCAAACGTCCATTCGTCTTGTTGATCAATACAAACAAGATCTCCTTCATTCTGAGGAAGCACGCGCTGTCATTCAGATTGTATCGGAACAGACGCAAGCCGAACTCCAGTATCATGTATCGGAGATTGTGTCGCTTGCACTCGCTGCTGTGTTCGACGATCCTTATAAATTGTTGCTCGAATTCACACAGCGACGGAATAAAGTCGAAGCCGATCTGTGGTTTGTACGCGGGGACGAGAAGATTAAACCTATGGAAGCGGCAGGCGGAGGTGCGGTAGACGTTGCTGCGTTCGCTTTACGTGTTGCAATGTGGTCTCTCAAACGTCCGAAGTCACGAGGTACATTAATCCTCGATGAACCTTTGCGATTCCTCAGCCGTGACTTGATGCCGAAGGCGGCAGTTATGTTGTCAGAGGTAAGCAAGAAATTAAATCTTCAAATAATTATGGTATCGCATTCGCCTGAACTGATCGAAGGTGCGGACAAGTATTTTGAAGTGACAATGAACAGGAGGATCTCGAATGTCAAAGAAGGCGCACGCATCACAGAATATAGGATGGAGAACACCAGCAGACAAGATAATACACGACATCGAATTAGTACGAGCAAAAAACAACAAGGAGTGGATGAAGCTCCTGCGTCTGGCGTTCAAGCACGCACCACAAGACGCCGCAAAGATATTGAAGAAGATCACAACGAACGATCAGCGGATAAGCAAATTGTCGTGCGCTCTCGCAGAAGGAGTTAATAAATGATGAATGTCGTTTGTGTGATACAAGCCAGAATGCGCAGCACGCGACTTCCCGGGAAAGTTCTTCTTCCTCTTGTCGATATGACGGTACTCGAAACAATAGTTAGGCGTATCATGTGCGCTAAGACTGTAAATAAGATTGTCGTTGCAACATCGACGAGCGGAGCAGACGCGGCTATTCAGCGCCTATGTGCAGAGAAAGACATTCCTTGTTTTCGAGGAAGCGAAGAAGATGTTCTCGATCGTGTATATCAAGCCGCTAAACATTACAAGGCGGACATCATTGTTGATATAACCGCTGATTGTCCACTCGTCGATCCTCGCCACATCGACCGTATCATATACGAGTTCTTAGGTCAATCATATAGCAGGAAAGACGATTGCAAAGTTGATTATGCTTCCAATTGTCTTCTGCGTGAGTGGCCGGATGGACTCGACATTCAGGCATACACGATGGACGCATTGGAAAAGGTATGGAGAAATTCAGCATCGGTACGAGAACACGTTGGTTGGAACATCGGTCAGGCCGCAATGAACGGAGCGGATTATGAATGCAGGCACATCAGCCCTCCGACAAAATATACACTTCCTCATTGGGGATTAACGCTCGATGAAAAAGAAGACTACGATTTGCTTTTGTGTTTGTTTCGTGAGGCGTACATAGCAAACGGTAATATTCAATTTCCTGTTGAGTGGGTCTTGAATTATCTGTTAAACAATCTTCACCTGCTCGACATAAACAAGAATATCAAAAGGAAGGTGCCTGGGAATGGTTAAACAATACACAGCAGTCGTGATAGGATGCGGATCTATTGGTGCACTCAAGGACGATAAATATGATACTTCCGTTCCACCTCCTATTGGAGGTCAGCATCATGTACTCACGCAAGCGCACGCTTTCTTTGATCATCCTCGCATAAACCTGTTGGGTTTTGTAGACAAGGATGAAAACAAACGTCTGACAGCCGCCGAGAAATGGGATGCGTTATGTTGTGAAGACATATCATGTTTCTCTTCACCTGCCTCGCCTGACATTATTTCCGTCTGCACACCGACAGAGACACATGAGCGCGTACTGCTCGACATTCTCAAACTCAACCCATTGCCCAAACTCGTCATTGCTGAGAAACCATTCTGCGAGAATCTACAACAGGCTTCATGGGTGTCCAATCAATATAAGGCGGCAGGTGTCCCTATTCTTGTTGACTACATTCGTCGCTTCGATCTTATTACTGCTTTCACGCTTGACAAAATAAAGAACGGACATTATGGAAAGGTGTATCATGCCCGTTGCCTGTATGGACGCGGACTCAAACGCGACGGATGCCATGCGGTCGATATTTTCAATTGGGTATTCGGAAGCGTGCAAGGTGTGATGATCAATCATCCTGGCATTACAGACTATCTTCCATTCGATCCTTCGTATACGGTACGTCTGGAATATAAGACGTGCTCGGAAGTATACCTCGTTGCGGTTGACAGTCGGGCGTGGGGATGTTTTGAGATTGACTTTATCACCGAGCGAGGCGTTATTCGTTTTGTAGATTGGGGTAAAGAGATGCGAGTATATAAGCCCGAAGAAGAAACGACGTTCGGGCAATACAAAGCACTCAGCCCATGCGCAGAAGTACATAGAACAAATTTGCATACGGCACTTCTTTACATGGTACAGAACGCCGTGGATTTCTTAGACGGCAATGGACCTTTGCTTTGCACAGACAACGATGCGCTTAATGTGCATCGAATCATAGAAGGTATAGGAGGAAAGAAATGACTCGACTCCAGGTGTTAAATGAAGTTGTTTTACCTGCATTGATATTGGCAGTGGTATTTCTATTTGTTTCGATGCTCGGTCAAGTTTATAGCGAGCATAAACGAAACCATAAAGGAGGAAAGAAATGAAATTAGCGATTAATGGCGGAATGCAGGTACGATCGACTCTGTTCCCATCACAAAATACCATCGGACTGTTGGAGAAGGAAGCAGCAGCACGTGTGATGGATTCAGGAAAGCTCACGGGGTATCAAGGCAACTGGAGTTCTGCATTCTACGGTGGTAATGAAGTTCGTGCGCTCGAAGAGGAGTGGGCCGACAAGTTCGGAGTCAAGCACGCGATTGCTTGCAACTCGGCGACGTCTGGTTTGTTCATTGCGTGTGGTGCAGTTGGCATGAATGAAGCGAGCGATGCAATTGTGTCTCCATTTTCAATGACTTGTTCAGCAACAGCGCCCATGGGATGGGGAACACGCCCTGTCTTTGCAGACATTGAACGGGATTATTATTGTATTCAAGCGCAAGAAGTACGACGCATTGCAAGCAAACCGAATAATTTGCCAATCAAAGCAATCCTCGCCGTATCCTTGTTTGGTCAACCTTACGACGCCGTGGGGATTAATCCTTTATGCGAGGAAGGGGTGTATGTAATTGAAGACGCAGCTCAGGCAGTTGGCGCAAAGCTGTATGGCAAATATGCAGGTACGCTCGGAGACATCGGCGTCTTCTCATTCAACCTCGGCAAGCATCTTACCTGCGGCGAAGGCGGTATGATTGTGACCGACAACGACGAACTCGCCATGAAGTGTCGTCTGATCATGAATCACGCGGAAGCTGTGATCAATTCAGCAGAAGCGGATACGGTATTACCAGCAACGTTTGTTCCGAAATATAAACACCTATTTGGCTTCAATCTTCGCCTGCCCGAAATCAGCGCGGCAATTGTTCGCGTACAACTCGCCAAGATGGATTATCTCGTAAACACGCGAGTAGACAACGTAAATTATCTTATCAGCAAACTCAAAGACATTCCGTGTCTTGAGATGCCGAAGATACGCGAGGGAGCAACACATTCTTATTATGTGTTGCCGTTGAAGTATAAAGAAAAATATTATACAGATCCTGTTCATAAAGGTTGGATAGGAGATGATAAAGCTATCCATCGAGACAAGTTTGTTGCCGCCGTCAAGGCCGAACTCATGCCCGTCAAAGATCGTGAGCATGAAGGTGTCACGATTGGCGGTGGATATATTCGCCCGATACAGAATATGCCGTTATTCGGACAATCACTCGACGAGACTCCCGAATGCACACGGCAATGGAAAGATGAACTTATCATCGTTCATCGTATGTTTGGTGCCAACGCGGTTCGCAAGGACTTGGACGATATATCCAACGCCTTCCATAAGGTTTGGGAGAACCGCGAGGAGTTATGCTGATCATCAAAAATCGTAAGACAATGATTGAGCATCGAGGTACACCCGGGACCGCCATACGTGCTGCCGAACGTATCGGCCTAAGAAATTTCACATTGCTTCGTGCTGTTCCAATATCTACACATCAGAAATCGACGGCTGGCAAATGGTACGACATAACTCCGAGGAGGATGAAATGATACGTTTCATAGCAGATGTTGGTTCGAACCACAACGGAGACATAAACAGAATCGAAACCCTCATCCGAAACGCAAAAGAGATAGGGTGTTTTGCGGTCAAGTTTCAATTGTTCTCACATGATCGACTTTGGCATCCTTCGTTTGTCGAACAAAGGAACATGGCGAAAGAACGGGAGCTGTCTCCTCGTTTCATTCCTGAAATTGCTTCACTGTGCAGAAAGTACGGTATCCAATTTCATTGTACGCCTTTTGATATTGAAGCAGTTAGTTTTCTCAGACCGTTCGTTGACGCATACAAGATCGGTTCGTATGAAATCCTCAACACGCCTTTAATCGAGGCGTGCGCAAGAACGGGCAAACCCATTAGTCTTGCAGGCGGGAATTGTTCGGCAGAAGAATTGCGTACTGCGTTCATTAATGCACGTATGCTTAACCATCGTATTACGACATACCATTGTGATTCGCATTATCCTGCGTATCCTTCGCAGTGCAATCTTTGGATGCTTCGTGATATGAAAAATAAATTCGAGGCAATTGGTTGGTCAGATCATACGGTGAGTCCCGGAGTGATATTCTACGCTATTGCATACGGCGCAGAGAATATCGAGTTTCATCTCGACCTCAACGATGAGAAAGGCGACGAATATCATCACGGGCATTGCTGGACAGTTTCAAAGATATCAGCGGTCATAGATGAAGTGCTTTTGTCCGAATCGTCTATGGGCGTTAACGAACTTGATATCGACCTTCGCAAATGGAGAATGGACCCTGCAGACGGATTGCGCCCGTTGCGTGAATATCGCGACGAACTCAAGAAGTGTTAGTCACAGTATTACACATGGGAGAATGGGCGGCTTATCATTGCCCGAAGTGTGATCTACCCATTTCTCCTTCTTACAATTTTTGCACCAGTTGTGGAGTTGATTTGCAATGGGCGAAAGGCACGACCGAGTTGTATGAATCTCGATTGACAGGAGTCCGAAAAATGAAATTCAATAGAAAACGAGATCGCTTCAACGGTGAATATTTGTTCATCTCCTACGCCGAACTCGAAGAACAAAATATTTCAACACACGTAAAGACGTGGATTGGTAATCCAATTATCTATAATGACGTACCTCATAAGATTGTAGGCATAAGCAATCTCGGAATACTGATACAAAAATCTGAAGAGCCGAGGAGGAAAAGAAATTGACCGATTATTTTGAAGGTAAAGAAATACTGATCACAGGTGGTACAGGATCGCTCGGCAAGATGCTCATTCGTTTGTTGCTGACTGAGCACAATCCAAAAGGCATTCGCGTGTTGAGTCGTGATGAGCTCAAGCAATGGCAACTGTTTAGACAATTGCAGGACGAAGGGTTCCGTGACCGCGTGGCATTCCTTATCGGAGACGTGCGCGACTTGCCGAGGCTCAAACGTGCATTCGCGGGAGTAGATATCGTCATTCATGCTGCGGCCATGAAGCAAGTGGGATCATGTGAAGACAATCCGCAAGAGGCAATCCGAACGAACATAGACGGAGCAGTAAACGTAATGAATGCTGCGATTGATTGCGGCGTGGAAAGGGTTATGAATGTATCGACGGACAAAGCGGTCAAGCCTGTCAATCTCTATGGCGCGACGAAGATGGCGGCGGAGAAGTTGTTCATCGCAGGCAACGTCTACACAGGAGGACACAAAACTTCACTTTCATGTTGCCGTTATGGAAATGTGCTCGGATCAAGAGGTTCCGTTGCTCACGTCTTCAAGGCTCAAGCAGATGCGGGATTACCTATTACTATCACTCACAAGGCCATGACTCGTTTCTGGATTACATTGCCGAAGGTTGCACGCTTCCTCCTCGATCGTATTGCCGACATGAAGGGAGGCGAAGTGTTCGTTCCGAAGATGAAGTCAATGAGCATACATGACATGGCGTTAGCAATGGGTTCTCGTGTACGATGCGAATGCAAACGAAATGACCCAAGATCAATTATTTGTCCGTGGTGCGACGGTACATTCCCGAAAGAAATGATAGTGCCTGAATTCAGTGTAACAGGTATCCGTCAAGGTGAGAAATTGCACGAGATCCTTTTCCATGAGGATGAATGTTGCCACGAGCAATCTGATTACTACACCGTGCTCCCGAAGCACAATCCTGCGTATGGCAAGGGGGACAAGTGGGAATTGACTTCGTCGCGGAATCCAAACGGAGAATTAAATTGCGAAGAGCTTCTCGCAATGCTGAAAGAAACAGAGTTATAGAATACGACGCGGACGGGATTCAATTACTTGCGATTGCGGTCATTCGAGAAGCCGTCGAAGATCATACAGGTCGAGCGTGGATAGAAAGATTCAAGAAGTGGAAAACGAAAAAGGTATCTCGTTATAAAAAAGAATCTGCTTTTCGTTTTCTCTCTGACGACACAAAAAGACTAAACAATGAATCACTTCTTGAGTTTTGTTGTGGGCTCGCAAAGGTGGACGTTGAGATAATAAAGAAAGGAGTATTCGGTGATATACAAAACAGAAACGATAAGAATCCGACCGTTCGTTCGCGCAGACATAACTGAAAAATATCGAGGGTGGTTTCATGATCCTGAGACTACCAAGTACAACAGTCATGGATTGTTTCCTTATACGACCGGGCAGATGGAAGCATTCATCAAGACAATTGAAGAAGGTGACTCGTCGAAGATTGTATGGGCAATTGAAGTGTTAGAAAAAATATCTTCAGGAGGATTGCCGGGTGGTAAAAGTTACGAAGAGTATATGACTTGTCAGCACGTCGGCAACGTCAGTCTTCAATCCATCAACCTCCTCAATCGCAGTGCTGAGCTCGCCATTGTTATAGGTGAAGCGTCTGCACGCGGTAAAGGTGTAGGTAAAGTCGCTTGTCAATTCATACTCGATCATGCTTTCATGTCTCTCGGCCTCAATCGTGTCTGGACAGGAACGGCAGCACCCAATATCGCCATGCAGAAGACCTGTGAACATATAGGCATGGCGGAAGAAGGAAGATTCAAGCAAGGTATGTTTCTCAACGGTTATTTCACAGATGTCATTGCCTATGGCATAACAGCAAATGAATATTTTAGCAAGAAAGGCGAAGAATAGATGATCTACTACGAAAGAAACATGCAGGCGCTCAAGGAAGCACAGCCTGATCTTTACAAATGGCTCGAAGCACAGCCGACAGAAGTTGATTGGATATCACTCACCGAAAACAATCTCCTTCTCCGCACCGGCGCACGTACACGCTTGATGTATGACGATGCTTCACGCAAGCAGGCATATAACATTAAAGAACTAACAACGCTGCATCGTGAAAACATTACGGTCTTTGTAGGCATGGGTCTGGGTGATGCGCAGGCACGTGTACTACAGAAAATGGAAAAAGGTCACGTGATGTTTGTAGTGGAACCTTGCGGACAAATCATTCGTTGGGCCTTCGAGCGGTACGACTTCACAAAAGCAATTCGAGACAATTCAATGCTGATCTGCGTGGGAGAAAACGAGGTCGCTGTTATTATGCCGACCGTTGAATCCAGACGCATCGTTGAAGAGTGGTTTCTCATCGTCGAACCTTATGCAAGAGAACGGCGTGAGTATGTGAAACTGGTCGAACACACACAACAGATCATCAATCAACTTCGATGCAACACAGGCACGATCATGGGAGCAGGTGCGAAGATAGCGGACAACGATATTGCAACCCTCCCTTTCGTGATACGGCATCGGGGTGTGGACGAACTGAAAGATTTTTACAAAGGAAAACCGGCGGTGCTGGTATCAACAGGACCTTCGCTCGAACGTAACATTCACCTGCTCAAAGATGTACGAGACAAAGTAATCATTATAGCAGTCGCTCAGGCGCTTCGACCTTTACTCGCGTACGACATCAAACCCGACTTTATATGCACGGTCGACTTCGGTGAAGTAAACATGAGCCACCTTGCAGGGTTGCTCGATGAGGACGTTCCGCTCGTCACGATTAATCGCGCATACGCGCCTCTCGTCAAAGCGTATAAAGGGCCAAAGTTCATTTGTGCGAATGTCGATCCTGCTTTCGAGAAGACGGCGCACGTCGCCCTTGCCGGTAGAGGTCAAATTGAACAAGGCGGAAGTGTCGCTCACATGTGCTTCGGGCTCGCTTTACACCTCGGTTGTGATCCTCTCATCTTCATCGGACAAGACCTCGCATTGACAGGAGGTAAGAGTCATTTCAATCAGGCGGACAGTTCGGGTACAACGACGATCACTGAAAGCGGCGAGATCCGTTGGAAGGTGAATGATGTACGTTCCACGTTGCACGATGGCGACTACAGTATGGGAGAGGTTCAATGGGTCCCAGGATATTACGGTGAACCTGTTCCGACGAACGTGGGATTGCTTTCATTCCTTACGACGTTCGAAGCACTCGTTAAATTCTGCGGACGAAAGGTGATCAACGCAACGGAAGGCGGAGCACGGATCGTAGGCACCTTCCCGTTGTTCCTGGACGAAGCATTGAAAGAATACACAGACACGATTGACAAGTCGGCAATGCTTCCTTTGCTTACATTGCGACCGGACGCAGACGAGCAGGTGAAGAATGCAATCCCGTTGCTTGAGCACGACATTAACAACCTCAAGCAGATAGACGAACTGTGCGAGAAGTCACTTGTGTATTCTACGAAGTTGATGAAGGCGTCAAGCACTCCTCGCATAAAGGAATTGCTCACACAACACACCTTAGTCACGGCGGAAGCGGAAAAGTTGTCGAAGGAGAATCCGCTCATCACGCTTGCAATCTATTGGGCACAACGTCGCATCATGCAGCGCGACATGCTCAACAACAAAAAGCGCACGACCGCCGCACACCTTATCAGGAACAAAGCAGACCTGCGCGTACGTATCAATCGAAGCTCAACGATCATCAAGGCGGCAAAGGAAACAGCGACGGAGTTGTTGAAGACGTATGAAGCATCGCTTGATACATTGAAACGATATGTAGGCGGAGACGGTAACATATTGAATCCGTCCGGTGAAATAACATTACCCAACCTCGAAGACGCATGGTCGATGCTTGAAGCTGGAAACTTCGCAAAGCCGTTGCTTGAGGCACGTCGTATTATAACTTTCACACGCGGAGATGTGTTTGACGCTATAGATATAGAAACACATGCAGAAGAACTCCGTGTAGAACGTATTTCCAAATCCAATACCATGCGCAAAGAAGACAAGGCAAACGATCGACACAAACTCCCGATGTACTTCAAACTTATTGAGGAAGGACAGGTGGCAGGACGTGGGAAGAGATATGACGATGTGATACCTATGCTCGATGAGGCGATTGCTTTGATGCCGGAACGAGCAGAAGCGAAGTGGGGTAAGGCATCGGCTCTCGCCTTCCTCGAACGATACGAGGAAGCAATTGAACTATACGATTCGCTCATTGTTGACTTTCCCGACGATCTGAAATATAAGTTCGAGCGTGGGCAGACGAAATTACGAGCGGGCAAGATTGCAGAGGGTATGAAAGAGATTGGCGAGATACTCGGGCAGTCGGACAAGTTCGATCACGTTCTGAAATCCGTGTCCATGCTTTACAAACAGGCAGGTCTGCATGATGAGGCGAAAACGGCGCTTTCATTGTATTGTGAGAAGTTCCCGCAAGACGAGGAGGCAAAGAAAGAACTACTGAAAACTACGTCATAATTGCAAAGAGAACCCTG